TACAAGGTGCTGATGCTCCTGCTGCGCCAGACCTATGGCTACAACAAGAAGGCCGACGAGATCAGCCTGACGCAGTTCCGCGACAAGACTGGCGTGCTGCCGCCGAACGTTTCAACGGCGATCGACGAGCTGGTCGAGATGCGCGTCATCGTGCGCACGCCGGGCAAGCACGCGTTCTGCCTCGCTGTGAATAAGTCGTATGGCCAGTGGACTGGTAAGGCAAAAGTGGATGTGTCGAAGCTCTGGGGTTATCGAAACGATAACAGCACTGTTATCGAAACGATCATCGAGGGTTATCAAAACGATAACGATGGTGTTATCGAAACGATAAACACAATAGACAACTCCAAAAGAAAAGACCAAAAGACAACTCCAAAAGAAACCCTTTCGCGCTCGCTTCGCGAACGCTTTGAGATTTTCTGGGCGAGCTACCCGCGTAAGCGATCGAAGAAAGCAGCGGAAAAAGCATTTGCCAAGGTCAACCCGGACGAGCAGCTCTTCAGCGACCTGATGAAAGGTCTGGAGCGGGCCAAGACTTCGGAGCAGTGGCAAAACCCGAAGTACCAACCGCACGCAGCCACCTGGCTGAACGACGGCGGATGGATGGATGAGTACCAGACCGCGTACAGCGATGCCGAACTTGCCGTAATCCGAGCCTTCAACGAGGCGCTTGGGGAGCGAGTCGGCACCGTCGACGAATCCGCATTCGTCGAGGCGCGCGCCGGCGCAATCCGCGCGTTCCTCGGAAAGCTCGCAGCGGACCCGGAGGCGTGGAAGCGCTATTTCCCGGCGGTGCGCGAAAAGGTCGAACTACCGCCGCATGCTGGATTCGACTACCTCATCAGCCCGAAAGGCTACGGCGACGTGCGCGGCCGCATGGCGATCAAGCGCAATCCAGACGGAACGCGCGTGCACGCCAGCGACTGGGACAAATCCGCGAGCGGCATCAAGGCCAAGGCGAAGGAAATGGGCATCGCATTCGACGACGAAGAGCCGGTACCGGCGATCGCCGTGCGCGTGCGGGCCGCAATTGCAAAGCAGGAGGAACAGTGAAGCGCACCGCAGCCCTCCATTACCCGGAAGGAACGACGCAGGTCGGCACCGCGCGCGTGCGCGAGGACCGCACGATCGGCCGCAGCTTCGCCGAGCGCGAACTGATGCGCCGCACCGGACAGAAGCCGGCGAGCGAGTTCGACGACATCGCCTCCGGATACGACCCGTTCGCAACGGCTCCGAAGGTTCCGGTTGCGAAGAAGAAGCCGGCGAAGTACCGCAACGAGAAATGCGAGAGCGGCGGCATCAAGTTCGACAGCAAGCGCGAGATGAAGCGCTGGCACGAGCTCGTGCAGATGCAGGCGCGCGGCGAGATCAGCGAGTTGGAACTGCAAGTGCCGTTCGTCCTGGCTGAGCCGGTAGTAATCGCCGGCCGGAAGCGTCCATCGCTGCGGTACGTGGCGGATTTTGTGTACGAGAAGGGCGGCGAGACGGTCATTGAGGACGTGAAAGGCCGCGTAACTGAGGGATACCGCATCAAGCGCCACCTGATGGCCGCACGCGGTTTGAGGATCGTGGAGATCAAGTAATGGCTGAGATGAAGGAGGCGAGTATGAAAGGAACCCCTTGGACAGATACCGAAATCGCGATGCTGATCGGGATTAAAAAGCGCGGCGCGACGCTGAAAGACAACATGCATCTGCTGCCCGGTCGCTCTTACGGAGCCACCGTGTATAAGGCGCGCGGCCTGGACATGCATTCCATCTCGGCTACGCGTCGAATTCAGTTGTTGATGCAGGACGGAAAAGAGCGCACGGCGCGTGAAATTGGCGAGCTGATCGGCCTCGATCGAAAGAGCGTCAATGAATACATGCGCGTCGCTGTCACTCCGGGCGCGAGCCAATGGGCACACGTTGCCCGCGTTGAAGGCCTCCATCGAAAGTCGGTCTATGTATACGGCCCGGGCGAGAACGCCGAACGCCCTGAATCGCTCGAGGAAATGTCGGACAAGCAGTTGGACGCGCTGCACCGCTCGGCTGGCGCATGGTGGCCGTATGGCGATCCGGTCTTGATGTCCGCCATGAGCGCGATGGTCACCGCCGGGAGGGCCGCCCCGTGAAGCTCGGCGAATGGATCATCTCGCGCATCGCGCGCCGTGCGCCGGACGCGGTCATCGGAGGGCACGACGACCCGTATCTGCTCCGCTGGTGGGTTATCCCGCGCAATCGCTTCTTCAACGTGTATCTGCACCGCTTCATGCGCAGCGACGACGACCGCGCGCTGCACGATCACCCTTGGTCGAACCTGTCGATCCTGCTGCGCGGCACGTACACCGAACACACGGTCGCGCCCGGCGGCATCAACGTGCGCACCGAGCGCACCGCCGGCCAGTGGAAGCTGCGACTGTTCGGCAAGTTCGCGCACCGAATCGAGCTCACCCACGGCGAGTGCTGGACGATTTTCGTCACCGGGCCGCGCTATCGGCACTGGGGATTCCATTGCCCGGAGCAAGGCTGGATTCACTGGCAGAAATTCACGGCACCGGGAGACTCGGGCGCGATCGGCAAGGGATGCGACCAATGAAGCGCAGCAAGCCTCTAGTGAGCAAGACGCCGATGAGGCGCTCGCCGTTCAAGACGGCGGATCGCGCGACGTCGCTTCGCCGCTCGGCGATGAAGAGCCGGGTGAAGAAGCCGACTGTCGCGGAAGGCTCCAAGTATCTGGCGGCGTGCCGAGGCGAGCCGTGCTACCTGAACGTGAAGTGTCCGTGGACGGATTGGGCAGATCCGACAGTCGTCGATTGTCACTCGAACCAGTCTATCCACGGCAAGGCCGGCGCGCTGAAGGCCAAACACTGGTTCACGGTGCCCGGCTGTGCGCCCTGTCATGAGTGGCTCGATCGAAGCGGCGCACCGTGGGAACAGAAATGCGCGGCATTCGACGACGCGCTCGCGCGCTGGGAGCCGGTGCGCGCTCGAAAGATGGGTTTGAAGGAGGAAGAAGGTGCGGTGCTTGATTCGAATACCGACGGACACGCGCTGGCGCACGCCGCGCGGCCGAAACGGGAAGCGGTATGCCTTGGAGCCGTTTCAGTTGACGGCAGCACTGGAGACGACGGTCTACAGGGTGGCGCTTCCGAATGTGCAGAACACGACCCGGCCGTTTGTCTGGGTTGATGCGTGGATTCCCGAGGATCGGCGCGCAGGAATACCGATTCTCGACGATGCGTGGGTTGAGCCCGGTGTGTATCGCACGCGTGCGTTCGTAGACGACAACAGCAAGACCCTGGCGCCGTTCCTCGCGAGCGGCTTGGAAGAGATGGACGTGAGAGAGATAACAACATGAACACGCTGCCCGAAAACTTCGATCCGCTGTTCGTCGCGCTCGGTATCCGCCGCCGCGCATGGACTGCTCCGGCGCAACCGCAAAAGGTGACGAAATGACGGCCGACGCGCAAGGAATCGTCTTCGTATTCGTATTGGTCGTCGCGTGCGGCATCGTCGCAGCGGCCTATTCTCAGAGCCGGTGGCTGCGATGAGCGCGCACGCATACATCAGCTATTCGGACGTGCCCAACAGCGTGATCGCGTCGAGTCGCCAGCGAGTTCACGATGAGACGAAGGAAATGCTGATCGCCTTCGACGACTGCCCGCTCACTGGTGTGATCCACGACGACGAGGGCGGCGCGCAGGAGATTGAGTTTCCTTTCCCGCGTGCGCCGGAGATCCGCAACTCGCTCGTTGGCTGGTTCATGAAGTGGAGCATTTCTTTTCAGGTGGTGACGTGAGGCGGTTCGAGTTTCTAGATCCGGCGATCGTGCTGGAGCGCAAACAGGACGGCACGTGTCTAGGGTGCAACCTGCTCGTGCTCTCCCGGTGGGGCGGCGCGAAGAAGTACGTATGTAGCAAAGGAAATCAAAAAGCGTCACTCGATTGGGTCGAGATGCGCCGATGCAATAAATACGAGGCGGAGGTTGAATGAAGTTCGAGACGAACGAGGCGCGGTTCGATAACTGGGGCATGACGGTGCGCATGCCTAAGTTCCAATCCGGGGTCTGCGCGCAGTGGGCGCAACTCTATGTCGCATTGCGCGACGCGAAGGAAGCGCCGCACGGTGTCACGCCTATCGAGAAAGACGGCTGGCTCGTCGAGGCCGCTTGGTCGACGATGCCGAACCACGTGCACAAGTGGGTGTTGAAATACACGTACGTTTGGAGAATGTCGCCGGAGCAGGTGCAGACGCGCATGCGTAAGCAACACAAGGCCGTGTTGCGCGGGCGGCAGTTCGAAATCGTGCTCGCCGAGGCCGAAAATTCGCTCCGGCAGCACATCTCGAAGATCCACGCCCGATCGTTCATGAAAAACTTGCAAAAGAGCGGTTGTAAACCAGCAGCAACCGTCCTATAATCGCGCCAGATTACCGAATCCGCCTCGCGCGTGAGCTTTCGCTTCCCGACTGGGAGGCGAAGTCGTCGGTAGAGAAAGCCCGCCGCTGAGCGGGCTTTTTGCTTTCTCGAACACGTTCCTGCGTGTCTCCTCGGCGGGGCAACTGCCCTGATTTGACGCCTCGGCTTATGTCGGGGCGTTTTCTTTTCGGAGGTTGCTATGCTGAAGTTCAATCCCGACACCAAAGTCATCTTCGACAACGACGAAGCTGCTGTCGCGCCGATCCGCGAGATCACGCGCGACGAGATCCCCGATCTGATCGCGAACGGAGCGGGCTTTGACCCGAGCGCCAACGCGGGGGAGCAAACCTCGTCGCCAGCCCCGACGGATGGCGATGCCCGGGTTGCTCAGGACGCGGCTGTGTCTGCGACCGGCTCGGATACGGCAGGTGAACAGGGAAACGCGGAACAGACCGCTGTCAACGCTGCGGTGGTCGAACAAGACGCTGGTTCCGGTACGACATCTGTCGCGCCTGTGGAGTTGGCATCGCAACCCGGTGATGATGCGGTCCCTTTGGGCGCTGGTGGCACCGCTGACGCGGAGGCTGGCAGTGCTGAAGCGGGGGAGTCCGATGCGGCGCTTTCTGCTTCCCAGACTGGCTCTGGCTCGGATGAGCATCCGCTCACCATCATCGGCGAGATCGAAGCGCTGGTGCGGATGATCGGCAATAGCGCTGTGCACGAATACCAGCGCCTGATTCAGCGTCTGGCCGATCTCAAGAATCACCCGACCATCAAGGACGGCGAGTAATGCAGAGTCCCATCCGCATCAGCGTTCAGTCGGATCTCGACGCGCTGACGCGGAGGCTCAACGATTTCGAACGCAAGCAACTGCCGTTCGCGTCTGCACAGGCGCTTACGGCAGTCGCTAAACGCGTTCAGGCCGCCGAGAAAGCGGCCCTCCCTCAAGTGTTCGATCGGCCGACGCCGTTCACGGTCAACTCGATTGGCGTTAAAGCTGCGAAGAAGAACACGCAGGAAGCGCTGGTGTTCGTGAAGGACATTGCGGCCGCGTATCTCGCGCCGTATGAGTTCGGTGGTACGCATAAGCTCATCGGCTCGGGCAAGACGTGGCTGAACCCGAAGGACATGGCGCTGCTCAACCAGTACGGCAACTTCAGTCGCACCGCGCTGAAGCGTCTGGAGGGCCGACCGGACATTTTCGTCGGCACGATCAAAACGGCGAGCGGCGAATCGATCGGTGGCGTGTGGCAGCGCCCGACCGACGTGAAGGCGATCAAGCGCAGCGGCAAGCGCGGCGTCGCGATGCGCGGCGCGAACAAGACAAGTCATCTGCGATTGCTGATCCGCTTCGGCGATGCGCAGCCGGTCAAGCAGCATCTCGACTTTGGCAAGCGCGGCCGCGAGGTGGTCGCATCCACATATCGCGCCGAGTTTGCTGCGGTGTTTGCAAAGGCGCTCGCGACGGCACGGTGATCGACGATGAGGATCTACAAGTGCACGAACTTCACTGGCTTCTATCCGGTGGGTGTCGCCGCGGTCGTCGTCGCTGAATGCGCGTCCGCCGCTGAGCATCTTCTCAATGTGGCGTTGCAGGCTGTCGGGTTGCCCGGCGATGCGCAGATCGGTGAAGAGGACGCGATCAACGCGGCCGTGCCAGGCATCGTGATGCTGAGGAACGGCGACTACTGACCCGCCCGGCGTGCCGGGATGGTTGTAAAAGATGCGCGTCGGGAGGGTGGGGCGGGCGGGTTTGGGAGGGGTTATCGGTATGGTTTACAAGCGGGTCCTCCGCCGCCCTTCTACTTCGCGGGCACTGCGCGCGCGCGATCTTTCTCTAGCCACAAACTTTTCAAATTTGGGTAACAGGTAACAGTTCAGAGCGATGAAGCAGAGCGAGTTTGCGGTTCTCCACGGCGTCAGTCGAAAGACGGTCACGAAGTGGAAGGAGCGCGGCTGGCTTGTGTTTGCGGGCGATGAAGTCGATGTCGACGCGTCGAACGCGCTGCTTAAAAAGTACCGTCGCGATGGCGCACCGGCTGTTACCCAAAGTGTTACCCAAGCGACGCAGGGTAACAAACGCAAGACTGTTACCCAGGCAGCGAGCGAGGTAACGCTCGGCGCGCGCGAGGACGCCGCTGACGTCGCGGACCGGATTCTCGCGGGCAACGTCGAGCTGCTCGACTTCGATGCGGCGCGCTGTTTCAAAGAGAACTATCTCGGGCTGAAGGCTCAGCTCGAATACGACCGCGACTCCGGTCTGGTTATCGACGTTGCCGAAGTGGCGAAAGCAGTCGGCACCGAATACGCCAAGGTCCGAACCCGCCTGCTGTCAATTCCCGCGGAACAGGCTCCGCGTCTCCATCGGTGCAAGACGCCTGCCGAGTTGCAGGACATGTTGCAGGAGGTCATCACAGAAGCACTCGAAGAACTCACTCGCGATGGAGCAGGCAACCCTAAATAGCACCAGGCGGTACGCGCGCGGCTATGACGCGTTGCGGGCGGGCCTCGCGGCGGCGCTTCGCCAGAACCTGACGCCGCCGCCGAAGCTGACGTTGAGCGAATGGGCCGAGCGTTATGCGGTTCTGTCGCGCGAGACGAGTGCGCAGACCGGCCGCTTCCGGGCGTTCGGTTATCAGAGGGGCATGCTGGATGCAGTAACCGACCCCAGCGTCGAGAAGATCAGCGTCATGAAGTCGGCCCGAGTCGGCTATACGAAGCTGATGGATCACGCGGTCGGCTTCTTCATCCACCAGGATCCTTCGCCGATTCTCGTCGTGCAGCCCCGCGTCGAGGATGCGGAGAGCTATTCGAAGACGGAAATCGCGCCGATGCTGCGCGACACGCCAGTCCTCGCGGCGATCGCGGGCGATCAGAAGGCGAGGAACAGCGATCAGACGATCCTTGCGAAGACGTTCCGCAATGGCTCGAGCCTGACGCTCGTCGGCGCGAATAGCCCGGCGGGCTTTCGGCGGATCACGTCGCGCGTCGTGATGTTCGATGAGGTCGACGCCTATCCGGTCGACGGCGCGGGCAACGAAGGCGATCAGATCGCGCTCGGCACGAAGCGATCGGAGACGTTCTGGAATCGCAAGATCGTGCTCGGCTCGACGCCGACGGTGAAGGGCTATAGCCGGATCGAGAAGAGCTTCAGCGAGAGCGATCAGCGCCACTTCTTCGTCGCGTGTCCGCACTGCGGCGAGCGGCAAGTGCTCGAATGGGGCAGTCCCGAAACGCCGTACGGCATGAAGTGGGACAAGGACGAGCACGGTAACGGTATCCCGGAAAGCGTCTATTACGTCTGCCGGCACAACGGCTGCATCATCCACGAGGCCGACAAGGCCGACATGGTGACGAACGGCGAGTGGCGCGCGACGAAGCCATTCAAGGGGCATGCTGGGTTTCATATCTGGGCCGGCTACAGCCTCTTCCCGAACGCGTGCTGGTCGAACCTCGTTGCCGAATGGCTCCGAGTGAAGGACGACCCGCTCGCGCGGCAGACGTTCATCAACCTCGTGCTCGGCGAGCCGTATGAGGATCGCGGCGATCGCGCACTGAGCGAGACGCGGCTGGCCGCTCGGACCGAGGTCTGGGATGCGGAGGTGCCCGACGGCGTCGGTCTGATCACTGTCGGCGGTGACGTTCAGGACGATCGCGTCGAGTTGGAGACGATCGGCTGGGGACACAACGAGGAAAGCTGGTCCATAGATCACGCGGTCATCGAGGGCGACCCCGAGAGCGCGGAGCTATGGAAACGCGTCGACGAGTATCTGAAGCGGGTCTGGCGGCGCGCGGACGGTCGCGGTTTCGCAGTATCCGCCGCGTGTATCGACTCCGGTGGTCACCATACGCAGAAGGTGTACGAGTTCGCGAAAGCGAGGCTCGGGCGCCGCATCTGGGCGATCAAGGGCGAGTCGGCGCGCGGTGGCGCGCGGTCACCTGTCTGGCCGACGAAGCGGCCGTCGTCTCGAACGAAATCGACGTTCCGGCCGGTCATCATCGGCGTGAACGCAGCGAAGGACGTGATACGCGAGAGGTTGCGGCGCGATCCGGAAGACAGCGACGGCGTGCTGACGTACCCGGCCGGATATATGCACTTCCCGACTGACCGCGACATTAACTACTTCGCGCAGCTCATCTCGGAGCGCTCGGTGACGAAGTTCGCCAACGGGCAGAAGTTTCGCGTGTGGGAGTTGCCGCCCGGGCGCGCGAACGAAGCGCTTGACATTCGGGTGTATGGCTACGCGGCGCTGTGCGGCCTCATGCACATGGGCCTGAAGTTGAACCGTCGGGTCGAAGCGGTGCAGGCGGATCCGGCTGATCTCGTGCCGCCTGCCCCGGAGACGCGGCAGGAGGTCGAGCTCGATGTCGTTAGCGCCGCGCGTCCGCTACGCCCGGACGGACCGATCATTAAACAGGCACAGCCTGAGAAACGCTCTCGGATTTGGCGGCTCGCCGGCTGAAGCATAGGAGAACCACTTTGCGATGCTTCGACCCGAGCCGCAGCTTGCTGGCTGGCATGGATCAGACAGCGCTGCGGCAATCGCTCGCCAATGCGCAGCAGATCTATATCCAGTTGTCGACTGGCGCCCAGGGCGAGTCTTACTCGTACACGCAGGGCGACGGCACGAGATCTGTCACGTACACCCGCGCGAATCTCGCGGAACTGGCCGCGGCGATCCAACTGATGCAGGCTCAGCTCGGCATCGTCGACTCGCCTCGCAGAGCAAACCGAATCACCTTCACACGGCGATAACGCATGGAATCGAACGTACAGCTACTTGGTCCGGACGGGAAGCCGCTGCCGGAGCGCAAGAGCCGTGCGCTCGCGCTGAACGGCAGTTATAGCGGGTACGGCAGCACCAGCGCATTCGACGCGGCGGACATGTCCAGTCAGCACATGCGGGACTGGAACCCGGTGCTCTGGTCTCCCGATGGCGAGCTCAACCCGTATCGTGATCGCATCGTTTCGCGCGTGCGCGACCTGGTGCGCAACGATGGTTGGGCTAGTGCGGCGGTGACGCGCACGCTCGACAATGTAATCGGCGCAGACTTTCGCCCGATCTCGAAGCCGGACCATCGTGCGCTCGCTGCGATGACCGGCAACAAGAAGTTCGATCACATGTGGGCGGACGAATTCGGGCGCGCACTGGAGGCAGGTTGGCGCACGTGGTCGGAAGATCCGGCGCACTTCTGCGACGCGCAGCGCAAGCTGACGATTCCGCAGATGATGCGCCTTGCATTCCGCCACAAGATCGTCGACGGCGACGCGCTCGCGATCCTCCAGTGGATGCCCGAGCGCCTGCCGCGCGGCGCGCGCTATGCGACCGTGCTGCAGCTGATCGACCCTGATCGCCTGTCGAATCCGCAACAGAATTTCGACCGCCAGACGATGCGCGGCGG